GCATCATAAAGCACGAACGAGTGACTTATATGAAATGCTTAATTTAAACCGGCCAACACGGGTCCTCTAAATTCGGCCCCCGGGTCTAAAACTTCCCCGTAATAAGTGAAGTACGTAAGGTGTGGTATGGATATCGCGAAAACGAAGTGAATATCCCACACTATAACCATGATATCCGTGGATTTGATGTTAAGAACGTTCAGATTTCAATCGACCCAATGTTGAGCCGAGCAAAAATAATCGAACGCGTGGATAAAAGCAGACCAGTAGTCATGGCTTCATTAGGATGCCATGTTGAAGGTTTTCCCCACCTCATCCAGATCCAAGTGATGGTAGCACTGCCTTAAGCGGTGCGTTGTATCGGTTTTGTCGGGATATACCGGCTAAATCATTTCCCCAGGAGCGGTTCAAGAATTTTGTAGAAAAGTTTTGTTTAGAAAACTTTACCCCCTTGAGCCCGGATGTTGATACTTCAATAGAAACATGGTTGAAAAGCACCCCTTACACGCTAGCTCGAAAGGCTGAACTAGCGTACAAGTCAGCACAATTATCCGGCGGTCCATTTGATTTAACCGACCGGAATTTGAAAGTAAAGGCTTTCATCAAAGACGAAACTTATCTTGAATATAAGCATGCTAGGGTCATCAACTCACGGAGCGACGAATTTAAAGCCGCAGTTGGACCTATCTTCAAACTTATTTCAGATGAAGTTTTTGCGTTGGATTGGTTTATTAAGAAAATACCGATTTCTGAACGTCCTCAAAATATCATAGATGCTGTTTATCAACCTGGTACGAAGATTTTGACCAGTGACTACACCTCATTTGAGGCCCATTTCAAGAAAATGATAATGGAGTCTTGTGAGATGGTCTTGTATAAGCACATGACGAAACATCTGCCTGAGGGTAAGTTGTTTATGGATTTGATTACTGAGGCTTTTTTTGGATCTGATAATAACATTCAGTCCAAAACGTTCACTATAACGATTAATGGTAAGCGTATGAGCGGTGAGATGAACACTTCATTAGGAAATGGTTTCTCCAATCTCATGTTTATGTTATTTCTTTGTCATGAAGCTGGCTGCACAAATATTAAAGGCAGAATTGAGGGAGACGATGGTATCTTTTCAATGATCGGGTCACCCCCCACCATAACCGATTTTGCCAATTTTGGTTTAAGCATTAAAATGCTAGAATTTGACAATAT